TCCGAAACGGAGTTTTGTCCGCCAATGGTGAGGCCGTGAGAATTCCTCCTACGATCCGTGCTGGAGACACCATCCGCTGGCGTGACCTCCCCACCGTCGACGCTTTTGGTGCCCCACTGACAAGCGCAACTCACGGCCTCACCTACTCCCTGCGCACCAACACCGCTGGCGAGGGTGCCACGGTGACGGGCGTGCCGATGGATTCGGGGTGGGAGTTCACGATCTTGGCTGGCACCTCGGCCGCGCTTGACCCCGGTGTCTGGTACTTCCAGGCAGTGGCGACGGCCTTCACTGGAGGCGAGAAGACGACGCTGGGTTCGGGCCAGGTTGAGGTGCTCCCGAACCTTGCTTACAGCGGAGCGCCGGGCGCGTTCGATGGACGCAGTCAGGCGCAGAAGGATCTCGACGCAGTGCAGGGTGCGATCCGCAGTCTGATGAGTGGCGGCGCTGTTCAGGAGTACCGGATCGGGACTCGGAGCCTGAAGCGGTATGAACTAGCCGATCTGCTGGCGCTCGAGAGCAAGCTCAAAGCCGATGTCGCCCGCGAGAATAAGGCGGCGATGATCGCGAACGGACTTGGCAACCCTCATAACCTCTACGTGAGGTTCGGCCGCTAATGGGACTCCGCACACGACTACTGACTGCGATTGGATTCGGGCCCAGGCCTGAACCGGAACCGGCGAAGCGTCGGCGCCGCACCTATGCCGGGGCGATCATCAATCGCCTCACCAACGACTGGATCAGCAACGGCACCAGTGCTGACGCCGAGATCAAGACGAGCCTGCGCAAGCTCCGGGATCGGTCGCGCCAGATGGTGCGGGACAACCCTTACGCCCGCCAGGCCAAGCGCACGACGCAGATCAACGTGGTCGGCGCGGGGATCAAGATCCAGTCCCAGGTGATGAGCCTGCGGGGCAACAAGCGCGACGAGAAGCTCAACGCGCAGATCGAGGGCAAGTGGACGCAGTGGTGCCGGAAGGAGTACTGCGACGTGGCTGGGAAGCACAGCTTCCACATGTTCGAGTGGTTGGCTGTCGGTGCGCTGCCCGAGAGCGGCGAGGTGATCTTCAGGGTCCACCGGAAGTCGTTCGGCGGCAGCAAGATTCCGTTGGCGCTGGAGATCATCGAAAGCGATCTGCTCGATGACGAATACAACGGCGCGGTCAGCGCCAAGGGCAACGAGTGGCGGATGGGGGTCGAGATCGACCCCTATGGCCGCCCGGTGCAGTACGCCTTCCTGACACGTCACCCCGGCGACTATTGGTTCTCCGGGACGCCGGACCGGGCCAACGTGAAGCACGTGTTCCTTCCTGCGAAGGACGTGATTCACCTGTTCATCCCGGAGCGCCCGAACCAGCACCGCGGCGTGCCCTGGTTTGCGCCGGTGATCACCGATGCCCACCAGCTGGCCGGCTACGAGGAGGCTGCAGTGGTGCGAGCCCGGAGCGCAGCGTCGCTGATGGGCTTCGTGACAACGCCAGAGGGTGAGCTCGAGGCCGACGATGTTGAAGACGGCCAGCGCATCACGGAGTTTGAGCCTGGGGTCTTCAAGTACCTGGATCCTGGCCAAAGCGTGACAGTGCCCGATCTGTCGTCGCCGGATGCGCAGTATGAGGATTTCGTTCGCGCCAAGACCCGGCGCTTCGCTTCGGGTTTCGGTTGCAGTTATGAGACCTTGTCGAGGGATTTTTCTGAGACGAACTACTCCTCAAGCCGCCTGAGCCTGCTTGAGGATCGTGATCACTGGCGGGTGGTGCAGAGCTACCTGATCGAGAATTTCCACATGCGGGTGTTCCGCGAGTGGCTCGACGTTGCGGTGCTCACCGGTGAGCTGGCACTGCCTGACTTTGAGCTGCGGCCGGAGCGCTATGACAGCCCGAAGTGGCTAGCCCGCGGCTGGAGCTGGGTCGATCCGCTCAAGGAAGTCAAGGCCTACCGCGAGATGGAGGCGGCTGGCTACATGACCAAGGCGCAGATCTGTGCGCAGTTGGGCGGTGACTTCGATGAGAACATTCAGCAGCTGGCCCGCGAGAAAAAGTCGACCAGCGATGCCGGTGTGATGCTCGACGTAGACATCGTTCAGCCGATGGTCGAGGCGCCTGCAGCTCAGGAGGCGGAGGAGGAATCAGCCCCGCCTGCAACCCGCTCAAGGAATTCGCGTCGCAAGAAGTCCACTAAGGTGGACGAAGTTCAGATCGAGCGTCCCGAAAGGCCGCTGAATTGATGAGCACAGAACTACAACCTCAGCCCGTCGAGGCGCTCGAACCGCTCTCTGATGAAGAGACGGCACCGCTTGAGGAAACCCAAGCAGAGGTCGTCGATACAATCGAAGAAGTGCAAGAGGAGCCCCAGGTGGAAGAAACCGAGCCGGCGGCTCCCGCAGAGGAGCGGACACTGGAAGGCAAGTACACCCGGACGGAAGTCACGGCTTTCGCGGAGGTGGAGGATCGAACTTTCGAGTTCCCCTTCTCCTCCGAGTACCCCGTGGCCCGGTATTTCGGCAACGAAGTGCTGAGCCACGAGCGTGAGGCCGCTGATCTTGGCCGACTTAACGACGGAGCACCCCTGCTCTTCAACCACGACCCTGACAAGGTGGTGGGTGTCGTCGAACGTGCTTGGATCGACGGACAGAAGAAGCGTGGCTATGTGAAAGTCCGCTTCTCTCGCAACAGCTTCGCCAAAGAGGTGATGGCTGATGTCAAGGATGGCGTCCTTCGGGGTGTCAGTTTTGGCTACGCCATCAACAAAATGGAAGAGCGTGGCGAGAGCTTCGTAGCGACTGACTGGAGTCCCTACGAAGTCTCGGTCGTTAGCATTCCGGCTGATCCCAGCGTGGGAATAGGCCGGTCGCTTGCGACTGACTCTGCGGCCACCGCCGCATCACCAACCCCCGAACCAAAGGTTCTCCAAATGGAAAACACCACCCCTGACGTGGAGGTGATCCGGTCCAAGGCCGCCGAGGCCGAGCGTAGCCGTATCGCCGCCATCACCGCTCTCGGTGAAAAGCATGGTCTCCAGGAGCTCGCTCGCGAGCTCGTTGATGGTGGCCGCTCTGTGGACGAGGCTCGCGCCGCTGTCCTCGAAAAAATCGACACCCGCGCCTCCAAAGTGGAACATCGCATCGCTGACGAAAAGGCCAACGATCTTGGCCTCTCCGAGAAGGAAACCCAAGAGTTCTCCTTCCTTCGCGCCTTCAACGCTCTGGCCAACCCCAGCGACAAAAAGGCTTGGGAAGCTGCCTCCTTTGAGCGCGAAGTCTCTGAAGCCGCCTCCAAGAAGTACGGCAAGCCCGCCAACGGCATCATGGTGCCGAACGAGGTGCTTCGTCGTGACCTGACCGTCGGCACTCCCACCGCTGGCGGCAACCTCGTTGCCACCGAGCTGCTGGCTGGTTCGTTCATCGATCTGCTGCGCAACCGCATGGCTCTGATGCAAGCTGGCATCACCATGCTGTCCGGCCTCCAGGGCAACATCAGCATCCCCCGGCAAACCGCGGCCGCGACCGCCTACTGGATCGGTGAGGGGAGCGCCCCCACCGAGAGCCAGCAGTCGATTGACCAGGTCAACATGTCGCCCAAGACCGTGGGTGCCTTCGTTGACTACTCCCGCCGCCTGCTGCTCCAGAGCAGCGTCGACGTGGAAGCGATGATCCGCCGTGACCTGGCCAGCGTGATCGCGCTTGAGCTGGACCGCGCCGGCATCTACGGCACCGGCTCCGCCAACCAGCCGCTGGGCCTGACCGGCACCTCCGGCATCGGCGCTCAGACCCTGACCAGCTTCGGCACCTTCGCCGAGTACATCGGGATGGAGACCGACGTTGCTTCCGCCAACGCCGACGCCGGCTCGCTGCGCTACATCATCAACGCTGCTGCTCGCGGCGCCCTGAAGAGCACCGCTCTGATCGGCACCGAGGCTCGCTTCGTGTATGAGGACGACGAGATCAACGGCTACCCCGTGATCGTCTCCAACCAGCTGGCCAGCAACGACGCCCTGTTCGGTGACTTCAGCCAGTTCGTGATGGGCATGTGGTCTGGCCTCGACCTGACCGTTGATCCCTACGCTGGCGCCACCAGCGGCAACGTGCGGATCATCGCTCTTCAGGATGTTGACTTCGCCGTCAAGCAGCCTGGCGCCTTCTGCTACGGCACCTGATCGCCATGAAGATCGAGATCCTTCGCTCGGTCATGATCTCGGGGGAGCTGGCTAAGGCCGGCTCCTTCGCCGAGGTCACTGTGGCCGACGCCAATCTGCTAATCGGCATGGGCAAGGCCCGCCTCGCCCCCGAGGTCGTGGCTGAACCTGAGCCTGAGGTTGAGGCTCCCAAGAAGAGCCGCAAGCCTGCTGCCCCTACTGCCTCCGAGGAGGACTGACCCATGGCAATCATCCAACAGGCTCTGGAAAAGCTTGAGCACTTTGCTCTGGCTCCCACTGCCTCCCGCAACGCTGCACTTGATGGCACTGCCGTCGACCTGCGCCCCTACGACGGCGACGTGCTGCTGGTCCTTGACGTGGCTGCCGGTGGTACCTCCACTTGCACCGTCACGCTGCAGGACAGCGCCGACAATGTCACTTTCGCCAACGTGACCGCTGAGTTCACTCGTGACGGTGTGCTCCAGCCATCCGGCACCGTGTCCTTCGCCCAGGTCAGTACCTCTGCTTCCAAGCAAACGCTGGTTCTGAGCAAGGACGGCCTGCGCCGGTATGTGAAGGCTGTGTCCGTTGAAGCTGGCACCCACGTCTACTCCGTCAACGGACTGGGCGTGAAGAAGTACGGCTGATCGAAGTCCATGCCCCGACTCCTACATGAGTCGGGGCTTATGATTCAGTAATGCTCGGAGGATCCAATGCCATTTGGCTACGACGCCGCTTTTGATGTCGCCAGCCTGGGAACGCTCACAAGCGCCAGTGCCAGCGCGGCCCAGGAAGGCACGGGCGCAAACACTACGTTTCAATTAACAGTTTCGAGCATCGGCACTA